TTCCATCTGTTCAGCTGAGTGATGACAAGGCAAATCTACAAGGTTGGAACACCAATTATGCTAAGCAGGTCAGTTACTTTGGAGCAGGTGTTGGGGGTACTATCATTGGATTTGGAGCTGACAATATAGCAGTAACAGATGACCTTTACACAGGATTAGAACAGGCCTTATCAGATACTCAGAATGAGAGAATCATTCAATGGAAGGAGGCAACACATGACTCAAGGTTTGAATCTGGTTGCAAGAGGATTGACATAGGCACACGTTGGTCACTCAATGATGTGATAGGCAGGCAAATGAATGATGGCATCTATGACAGATCCATTGTCATTCCTGCATTGATAGATGGTAAGTCATTTTGTGAATCAGTCATGACTACAGAGGAGTACTTAACTAAAAAGAAACGTACTGAGCCATCCATTTGGGAGGCTGAATACATGCAGAGTCCTGTTGATATTCAAGGTAGGTTATTCAATGACCTTAAGACCATGCAGTTAACTGAGTTCAATTCAATCAAAAGTACAGTTCAAGGTTGCATTGCTTACTGTGATGTGGCAGACCAGGGAGCAGATTTCACAGCCTTTGCCATATTAGCAGTGGCAGGTAATGAGTTCTATCTTGTTGACTATGTGTTCAACAAGTCCAATACAGATGTGACCATGCCACTCATTGCAGCTAAGCTCAATCAATGGAACGTGACCTATTGCAGGGTGGAATCCAATAGCATGGGTGCCATGTTTGCAAGAGGATTGCAGAAACAAACTAACACAAAGATTTTACCGGTCCACAACTCAGTGAATAAGATAACCAGGATCATAATGCAATCTGTTTGGATACAGCAAAGGATTACATTTGTCAACAATGGCACTCCTGAAAGTGAGTTATTCATTCAGAATGTACTGCATTTCAGTAAGGAGGGTAAGAATAAGAATGATGATGCACCCGATTGCCTGGCAGGGTTAGCCATCTTTGCTCAATCCATGTTCAGACAGTTAGCTTAATCAGACCCCCTTTTTGTTATGTAATTATTTACTATATTTGCCAAAACATTATTAAATGGCATTTGATTTCATTAGTGCATTTGTTGATAATTATGCCAATACAGACCGGTATCGTAACTTAACAAGGCAAATCTTCCCCCCTGCAATACAGATATGGGGAAAAAAAGAGGCTGTTTGGTTAGATACAGGTGATGCATGGAGGCTGTTCATAGATATTCCTGAGTTAAGGAGTGTTGTGAACAAGCGGGCCACAATGATGAGTACTAACATCCCTACTTTATTTGATAAGGATGGTAATATTGTCACTAATCATTGGATAAATGACCTAATCAACAAGCCTAATGGAGTGCAGTCATGGTCAGATGTTGTCTATTCAATGGCTGTTCAAGATGCATTATACTCTAATGTGGTTGCTTACTGTCCATTGAGGTCATTTGGTGTTAGAAATCTAATCATAACACTACCAAATAACAAGGTTAGAATCAATCTAAGTGGTAAAAAGCTCAAACAAATGGAGGCTAATGACCTCATCACCTCATTTGAGTTCACTTATGATGATGGATCTAAGGAGACAATTATCTTTGATGATACAGTTTACCTCACAACAGCAGATGGAATGAACATAGTTAGGCCCATCTCAAGGATAGACTCACTTAGATTACCTCTATCCAACATCATGGCAAGCTATAACAAGCGTAATGTATTACTTGAGAACCTTGGAGCTATTGGTATCCTATCTGCTCAGAGTAATGACATGGGAGGAGCTATCCCAATGACACCAGAGGAGCGTCAAAAAATACAAAAAGATTGGTATCGTAGGCAAAAAGATGAGTTAATTATCACTGAATCCAATGTAAATTGGCAGCCAATGAGTTATCCAACAAGGGATCTCATGTTATTTGAGGAGCTTACAGAGGATAAGTTAGCCATCATTGATGCATTTGGATTGAATTATAACCTATTTTCAAGTGAGAAGGGTGCGACATTCAGCAATGTGAGAGACTCAATCCGGATGTGTTACACTGATACAATCATTCCTGAGACACAGCAAATCTATGACTCAATGATTTCTCAATGGGGGTTGCAAGGTCAGTACTATCTACAGGCTAACTTTGACCACTTACCAATATTGCAGGATGATGAGAATCAGAAAGCATCTGCAGAGAAAACCAAAGTAGATACTTATAGTGTGATGCTTAGAGATGGGGTGATCACTCAACAGCAATATGCAGAGGAGTTTGATATTGAACTACAGAAACAGGATAGAACAGAATCACAAGCGGCTGCATTAGCACAGGCACAAACCAACCTTAAAGGAACTGTAGAGGGGTTAGATGGAATCATTGGGCTCAATACTGCAGTGAGCAGTGGTGCAATGGATAGACAAACAGCTGTGAACACATTGGTTAACTACTATGGTTATGACAGTATCACAGCCAATTCAATGATAACTAATCCACAAGCCAATGCCAATACCTAAGCCAACAGGAGATGAGAATGAGGAGCAGTTCATTGGCAGATGTATGTCAGATGAGACAATGGCATCTGAGTATGATAATGACCAGAGATTTGCAGTATGTTCAACAGCATGGACAGATAACACAAAAAGTATGAGTAAGTATGAAATAAAGAGCGGCTTTGAAATCAAGGACATGGACAGCAACAGGAGAGAGGTTGCAGTGTACTTAGCAAAGTTTGGTAACGTTGACAGTGACAATGATGTAATCCAAAAGGGTGCGTTTAAAAAGTCTATCCAGGAACGTGGACCAGGTGCATCAAGTAACAGGAAGATAGCATTCCTAAGACACCATGATTGGGAGAAACAGATTGGTGTGTTCAGCAAAATGGAGGAGGATGACAATGGCCTCTTTGCTGTGGGTAGATTAGGCACCTCAACAATGGGTGAGGATGCATGGAGAGACTATCAAGATGGCATCATAAAGGAGCACTCAGTTGGGTTTCAAAGAGTATCTGATAAGACTAAGTTTGTCAAGGATACATCCAATCCCATGGGAGGATTTACTCTATTGCAAGAGGTTAAACTATGGGAGGGTTCTGCAGTTACCTTTGGAGCAAATGAGTTAACCAATGTGGTGAGCATCATGAAGAGTGAGAATAAGAAAACTTTTATAGATAAGATTTCAGATGATTTACAAACAGTAATCAAGGCCCTTGTAAATGGTAAGGGGTCAGATGAGCGTTTGTATGAATTAGAAATGAAAGCCAACTTCCTATCAAGTCAATTGACTTTACTCGCACAAACAGAACCGGAAAACCATTCTGTTAAATTGTATGAGCCGGAGCAACCAATTTTTGATTGGACAGAGGTAATTAGTAAACTTTAATTAATTTAATTTTAAAAACAAAATGGAAAACCAATTAACACCTGAGCAAGTTGTTGAAAAAATCAACGGTTTGTTCTCTGAAAAAATGGCAACTGTACCTACAAAGGATGAGGTTGCTCAATTAAAAAGTGAGTTAGATAACTTCAAAGCTATTGAAGTAAAGAACTCTGAAATGGAGAAAGCAATTGCAAAGATGGAAGGCCGCATTGAGGCAATGTCTGAGAAAGCAGTTGATGCACCAAAAGCTCAAGGAGCTAAAACTATCAAAGAGGCATTAGTTAAAACTTATACTGATAATGTTAAGGCTATCTCTGAGTCAATCGAGAAAGGTAACAGAATCACATTAGATGTTAAGACTGACACTACAATTGATGGTGATTACACAGGTAACGTTGCACTATCTGTATTAGAGCCAGGAGTAAACAGAATTGCAAGACCTGTAAGACGATTGAGAGAGATCTCAAATGTAGGTTCAACAACTTCAAAATTTGTTACTTACATCCAACAAACACAAAACGTTACTCCAGGTGCAGAAGAGTCACTTTGGGTTAATGAGGCTGGTCCTAAATTTAACGGAGAGGTTAAATATGAAGAGGTATCAGAGGAAGTGAAAAAAGTTGCTGCTTACATCAAAGTATCAAAAGAGATGTTGGCTGACTTATCATTTGTTCGTTCTGAAATCAACACTGAGTTGATGGAAGCTATTGAGCAAAACATTGATTTCTC